GTGGTGCTAAGCAGAACCACACAATTTTGGCCGAAGCCTTATCCCCGAAGGGTCCACCCGTAAGACGGGAAAGAGCTACGCTTAAGTTGCGTAACCAATCCGATAACCGACGACGCTATCACGAGGGGTCACCCCCTCGGGTTTTGCGCTGCCGTAAAGGATTGCTGCTAGCACGACGTCACGCTTCCAGTGGTAAAGTGGGTACCGCCTATGAATTGGGCGGTAAACGCGGAACCATAACACGCCTGGTCTTTTGGACCTGGTGTGAATATCCCACGTTGCGGGGTCGTCGTCATTGATAACCAAGTCACCAAGGCGACTTGGTCCAACCAGGCGACGGATATGAATCGGAATTTGGTCTAGGCACGTTCGACGTGCCAACCAAGCAAAGGACATGGACGGATAACCGCCCATATCCTGCTTACAGACTCGATAGAGCCCGTTCGCAAGCTTGATCCAATCCTCCGGTCCTGCCGGCAATTCCTTTAAGTAGTGAGCCCGAACGGACTCGCCACAGAAGAAATCGCCACCGCAGCTCTCTCGAAAATGCCCGTATAGAAAGGATTTCTTCCTATTAACTGACATCCCAAGGAACTCTAGAGCCGAGCAAACGTCGGCGGCACGATCTGTGGGAACGATCATGTCGTCACCGAAAACGCTGTAGTCTTCACCACAGATACCACACCCGAGGGCGTGGCAAACCGCGGCGAAGATGAGCGTCTCCAGCTCGAACGTGTAACCGTTACCCATAGCGGAGAATTTCTCCAGCCACACGCGCTTACCGTCTACCCTGGTGAAGGGCGTACGGAGATCAGCGAGTAGCTCGTACCACTCGTCAGGTAGAAGTAACCTGACGAGCTCGCGGCTAATGGTGTCACTAGCATTAGAAAGGTCTAGAGTAGCGTGCTTGCCATCCCGGCTAGCACGACAAGCCCAGAGACGGTGCTTGACTTGGGCGTCCGAGGTACCATCCTCGAAACGCCCGTTACCTCGCTCGAGGAGCGAAACTCTTGCGAGCCGTTCCTTGAGAAAGGCGCCGACCCCTAACTGCAAACTCACGTTGGCAGCGGGGGCGACGTCAATGCATCGATCCTTCTTCGCATCCTTCGGGACGGTAGTGAACCGCCCCGAATCAACTATGAAAGGAGCCTTTCCGGTTGCCATCCAAACTCGGCCCCAGGCAGTCCGCATCAACAGCGGAAGGTAGGGGAGTGCCCGAGTCGAGACGGCGAGCTCTGTGTTCTCGATTTTATCAGGTACCGTATTACGCGGTGCCTTATCGAGGTACGTAGCGCCAGGACCAAAGCGAATCTCGAGCGTGTTTGGAACACGTCCGAGGACAGACTTAATGAATGACCTAGCCCGGTCGATAAACTGGGCAATAGGCACCTCCGAGGCCTCGTAAGGGCCGTTGTGGATATGGCGCTCGCGCCACACACGGAGTCTATCGTTGGTTCGCTTATTGATGAGCTCACAGCTCCAGAAGGTGGACCTCGCAACATCAGCGGTTTTAATGCCGACATCGAAAGGAGTCTTCTTAAAGAAGTTCGCCAATACCGCATCGTAGTGATACGAGCGGGCATCAATGTAGTCAAGCGGATTGATCTCAAGCGAGACCAACCCCAGGGTATCGCCATCCTGCAAGAGCCGGGAGGCTCGAGAAGCAAGAGGCGAGCTACGGGCCGTAAGAAGACGGCCGTAAACCTTCGCAAGCTGCTTGTCCATGGTTCACTTTCTGTACGGTTGACAACACGTCGCCCTCCCGGGCGACATCAGGCCGAACTCAGAAGAACTGAGTACGGTTCTTGAAACCTTCCTTCACCGTCGCATTGACGACGAAGTTGGTGTGTTGGGTGACCAGCTCCAGGGTCGAGGCGTCAGCCACGTCCTCGGAGATGTACAGCTTGGTGACCATGTAAGGGACACGTTGGAGGCTGTTGTTGCCAGCGAGGTCGGTCGTGACGACCGGCCACTTGGTGACAACCGACACCTCTTTCAGGGTCCCGGACTTGTTGGCGTCGCGCACCGACTGCTGGACCGTGGGACGATGACCAGGCGCAAGCGAGGTCAGGTCTTCACGGCGCCAGACAGCAGGGGCGCCAGGGCCACCCGGCGAAATGCCGGTGAAGGTCTTGTCGACGTTGGCACTGTCTTTGACGGTGATGTTTTGCATCGTGGGCATGAGTAGCTCCTTTGGGTGAGTGGAAGGTGCCAGCAACCTAGCTGGACTTGAAAGCCTTCCATTGTTGAACAGCTAAGGCGGACAACGTGACCGCATAGCCAAAGTTCATGTTGGGCACACGAATACGAGAGTACAGTGTGGGAATCGCAAGATCCGTTGGGATCGTACGACGGTAGAACCGACTTGTGGCCGTCCCCTCTTGTGAAGA